CAGCGTGTCGCAGACCGTAGCGTCTACGACCATCACCGGCACCTGCAAGTCCAAGGTCAGGTGTGAGATTGCCGGGACGTACAACATTCAGTTCAGCGTTCAATTTGTAAACACCGACAACAACATTCACGACACCGATATTTGGATGCGTAAAAACGGTGTAAATGTGCCTGACTCCAACAGCCAGTTTTCCGTGCCCAATCGGCACGGCGGCACAGACGGGCACTTAATCGGCGCGCTAAACCTGTTCGTCGATTTAGCCGCTGACGAATACATTGAGTTGATGTGGGCAACTACTAACGCCTCCACTACAATTCAGTACATTGCTGCACAAACCGGGCCAGTTCGTCCGGCCACGCCGTCAGTCATATTAACTGTGTCGATAGCCTCTGTGCCGACACTACAGGGAGTCTAGTCATGACAGTCACCGTCAAAGTCCTCGTTCCGGCCAAAACGGTCGAGAACAGCCAAACCACCCAGTACACCGCGACTGGCGTGACGACCATCATCGACAAATTCACGGCGACGAACTACAGCGCCACCGCCGCGACGATCAGCGTCAACCTCGTCACGGCTGCTGGCTCGGCGGGCAATCAGAACTTGATTACCAAGACCAAGACGCTTCAGCCGTCCGAGGTGTACACCTTCCCCGAACTGGTGGGCCAGGTGCTTGGCATCGGCGACTTCATCAGTACAATTGCTGGAACTGCCAGCGCCATCAACATGCGCGTCAGTGGACGCGAAGTGACTTAAGGAGCCTGACATGGCCGCATGGATGATCCCCGCCGCGATTATCGGCAGTTCTTTGCTTGGCGCAAGTTCTTCCCGCAGCGCCGCCAACGCGCAAGCCGCCGCTGCTGACCGCGCTGCCGATGTGCAGCGCGAGATTTTTGAGCGGCAGGTTGAGCTGGGCAGACCCTACCGTGAAGCTGGTGAGCAGGCGCTTAACAAGCTGATCCCGCTAGCAACCGAATACACGCCATTTGGAATGCAACAGTTTCAGGCTGATCCTGGCTACGCATTCAGGCTGTCGGAGGGCCAGAAGGCGCTGGAGCGGTCGGCTGCGGCGCGGGGCGGGCTGATGGGCGGCGCAACCGGCAAGGCGCTGACGCGGTTCGGGCAGGAGATGGGCTCACAAGAGTACCAGAACGCCTTCAACCGCTATCAATCCGAGCGCCAAGCGCGGCTTAACCCGTTGCAATCGCTGGCCGGCGTTGGTCAGACCGCAGCGCAAAATCTTGCCGGACAAGCCGGGCAGTTTGGGTCCAACTTGGCTGAAACCATTGGTGCTGGTGCTCAGGCCCGCGCATCTGGCTACATGGGCGCAGCCAACGCAATTACTGGCGGCTTGGGCCAATACATGAACTATCAGCAGGGTCAAGCGCAGAACTCGTTGCTGCAACAGGCTCTTAACAGCCGCCGTTACGACCCGTCTAACTTTGCTGGCGTGGGGTACTAATCATGGCACTCGTTAACCCTAACATTGCGATGAGCTTTCGCCAGCCCGAGTTTAGGCCGCGTAATGCGCTGGCCGAGTACGCGCAAGTCCAACAGATTGTAGGTGGTCAGCGTCAGACTGAAATTGCCGACATGCAGATGGAAGATTTGCGCCGTGAACGTGGCGTTCTTGGTCAGATCGCAGCCGCTATCTCGGCTAAAGGTGGTCCCGATCTTAGGACTGCATCGCTGCTGATGATGCAAAACCCCAGAACTAGCGAGCAAGGGTACAACATCTATCAAGCGTTGCAAAAACAGCAACTCCTTGATGAATACGAGCGCCGATATGGCGGCGGCGCTGGCGCGCCCACTACGCCGACATCGGCTGCTGGCGCGATCACTGGTGCTGCGCCAGCAGCGGCTGAGCCTGTTAAAAGCACTGATTTTGACATGCGGTCGCATGTTGAAGAAAAAGGTACGCCGGAAAGTCCTTTCATTGAGGTAATGCCTTATGAAAGCTCCCCAACATCTACGCAACGTCGAGCGCAGGGCAAGTCACAAGCCGAATTGCGTGGCATGTTGCAAAGCGAGTCTGAATCAGGCCGGCCTTTGGTGCGGTATGTAAACCCAATGGACTCTGCTTCCGGGCGCGTTTTTAGCTACAGCATGCCAACAACGACCAACCCGTTTTTGGCCGAACCGTTGCCGCCTTTTGAGCCTACTAATGAGCCTGCGCCGGTCGCCGCTGTTCAGACTAACGCTCTTGCGCCTACCGCGCCTCCTGCAAACCTCAATCAGTTGGCGGCTGCTGGCGGCGCTGCGCCGGATATAGACGCGCTAATGAGACGGTACAACTTGGCGTCTAAGGCGGGCAGCCCCGACGCAGCGGTGCTTCTTAAGCAGATTGACGCCGCGTTGCGTGGGGATCAAAACAAGCCTATAACTGTGTCTCGGGGGCAAGTAGTTATTGACCCAAGAACCGGCCGGCAGATATTTGCGGCGCCTGAAGCTGCGGCTTCACTGTCGGATCGTTTTGTCCCCGTGGGTAGATTGGTGTTTGACCGTCAAACGGAACAGTTTATCTCGCCGACGCAAGCGCAACTTGCTCAATCGCAAGAAAACGCCGCTACTGCTGCGGCAGCCCCCGCGCCGGCGCGGGCGGCGGGTAAACCTCCTGTCGGGTATCGTTTTACGCCTACTGGTGATTTGGAGCCTATCCCTGGAGGACCGGCGGCTCGGGCCGCAGAAGGCTCCGCAGCAGCGCAACCAAAGCCGCTCACTCCGGTGCAAGAGGCGGCGCGGCGCGATAAGCTGGGCAAAGAATTTAAGTCTGCGACTGCGGCGCTTCAGACAACGCAGGAAGTTCTCGACTCTATTTCGTTTGTTAGAGCAGAGCCTGGACTGTCGCGTGCAACCGGCTTTACAGGTATGCTGCCGTCAATCCCAGAAGGCGCGGCGGCGGCGGCTGAAACGCGGCTGGCTAACCTGAAAGGCAAGATTACAGCTTTGGGTAAGGCTGCTGCGGCAGCATCCGGCGCTATCGGCTCAATTGCCAACCAAGAATGGAAAATTCTTTCCGATCAAATTGCGGCCATTGACCCTGTCAAAGGCACGGGGCCACTTTTGAAACAGTTGGAGTTGGTTGAAGCGCAAGCGCAAGGTGCGATGGCGCGCATTCGCGACGCATACCAACGGCAGTTTGGTGAGGATTTTGCGCGGTTTCCGCAATTTTCTGACTTGCCAGCACCGCAATCGTCGTTTAAGCCTGCAACACCCGCTAATCGCCGCGCGGCGCCTGGCGCGGCGCCGGCCAGCAGCGGCGTGGATACCAACAACCCGCTTCTTCGGTAAGGAATAAACATGGCAACTCTGGCCTCAATTCTTACCGACCCCAATTACGTCAACGCCAACCCTGCCACCAAGCAGGCAATTTTTGACAAGTACGCCGCGCAAGATGCAAATTTTGCAAACGCAAATCCCGCCACGCAAGAAGCTATTCGGCAACGGTTTGGCGTTGCTCAGGCGCGGCCTAGCTCTGCGGTAGACCAGATACCTGGCTACGGCCGGCCAGTGCCTGCGGCCCAGACTCAGCAAGATGCTATCCCAACTCGCCGGCGAGCAATCGCGCAATTTATAGCACCTACAGTTGAAGCCTTAGGCACGGTCGGCGGGGCTGCTCTTGGTACGCCAGCGGGTCCGGCGGGCGTGGTAGCTGGCGCAGGCGCTGGGTTTGCGGGCGCTAAGGAGCTGATGCGAATGGCAGGAGGGGGCGCCGCGCCCGAAACGCTGCCTCAAGCTGCCGCAAGACAAGCCCAAACCGCGCTTGAAGGCGCGACTATGGAGGCGGCCGGCAGAGGCGTCATCGCGCCAATAATCGGCAAGGGCATGGAGTACGCCAGCAAGTTGGCGAACGTCAAGCTAGACACATACATCAAAGCCATTGGCAACAAAGGCGATGACATCGTAAACGCGCTTAGAGGGCGACCGTCGGCTGTGCCAGGCGCAGCGCCGACCGCAGGTGAAATTGCCGCGCCAGCGGGCAGCACTGGGTTTTCTACGCTGCAGGCTAGAGCGTTGGAAGTTCCCGCGATGACCGACACTTATGCGGGGATGGCAGCGCAAACAAATCAAGCGCGACTGGCTCAACAAGCCCGAGCCGACGCAAAGTTTCGGGCGTCTGCGGATAAGGTCAAGCAAAAAATTGACGCTGGCCTGACAAATGTTAGCCAACGAGAGGCAGGGCAGACGCTGCTGGACGCGGCGAGGGCTGAACAACAGACAGCAAAAGCTACCGTCACTGAGCCGGCGTATAACCGCGCGTTTGCGGCGGCAGGCGACGCCAAGATCAATGTTGGCAACGTGATCGACGAGGCCGAGTCTATCTTGGGCCGTAAACTGTCTACGTTTGACCCAAGCACCGCGCCGTCAACCGTTACTAAACTGCTGTCTTTGCAGCCCGCCGCGCCGGCTGCAAAGCCTGTTGGCGTTGGTCTAATAGCGTCCCGCATAAAAGCGCCTACGCCGCCTGCGGCAGCGCCTGAAGTCACGCTCGCGCAACTCGATGATGTTCGCAAAGCCATCAACGCTGACATCGCTGCCGCAGCCAGGTCTAGCGACCCCTCGGCTGCGGTGACGCTTCGCAACTTGGGGAAACTGCACCGCGCAATCGATGCGGCCGTTGACGGCAGCTCTACGCTGCCTGCGGAAGCTAAAACGCTGTACACCGAGGCGCTTAACACATACCGCACGCAATACGCGCCTCGGTTCAAAACCGGCGTTAACGCAAACCTGTTTAAGCAAACGTCGCTCAATGAGCCTCGGCTCAACCCTGACGACGTGATCAAAACGTACTTCCAGCCAAGAGGTGAGCGGGAAGCCCAGCAGTTTGTGACGATGTTCGGCAAAAATGCCGATGCGGTTCGCACGGCGCGGGCAGGCATTGAAGACCTGTACCGTAGAGAAGTCACCGACGCTGCCGGTCGTGTGACGCCGGAAGCGCACGCTAAATTCTTGAAAAAGTACGCCGATCCAATCCGCATCCTTGACGACGCGGGCATGAGCCTTACGCCTCGGCTGGACGCAGTAGCCAAGGACGCGGCGCGATTGGCAAAGATTGATTCACTTGCGGTTGCAAGTCAGAATAAACTTGCGCCCGCGCTGCCGGCTGGGTCAAACGCTCTGGCGGTTGACAAGCGCATCGCTGAACTTACCAAGAACTTTACGCCCCAGCAGTTGTCTCATGTAAATGCTGTCCGAAACGACCTGCTACGCGAAGGCGAGTACCAGCGCCTTGTAGACGCTGGCGCCAAGGCTGACATTAAGATACGCGGTTTGGGGACTGAAACTGGCCGCGAGATAGGTCTTCCCCTGCCTAACTTTCTGTCTGTTCCGATCACGGTCTTTAACAATGTGTTCAAAAGACTGGCGCTTAGGATGGACGACAAGATTGCGATGGAAATCGCTCGCGAAATGACCAGCCCTGCAAAAGCCGCTGATATGGTTGAGGCTGCTATGGCGTTGCGCCGTAGCCGCGAGATAAACCAAATGCCTGAGTTTTACGGCCGCGCGGCCGCACAATTCGGAAATGAGTTGTCGCGCCGTGCCGAGCCCGCGTCTCGCGCAAACGCGCTCGCGCCCTAACTGCAAAATCTTGTCACTCGTCTTGAACTTCGCACAAACGTTTGATCAAATTAACGGTCATGGACTACCAAATTCTCTTCAACATCGCCGTGGCCGTCGCAGGATTCTTCGGGGGCTGGACACTCAACCGCATCTACCAGGCCATCGACCGGCTTGACGCTGATGTGCGGCAGATGCCGACGCACTACGTCGCTCGCGACGACTACCGCGCCGACATGGTAGACATCAAGTCGATGTTGGGGCGCATCTTCGACAAGCTAGACGGCAAGGTAGACAAGTGAACTTCCTAACCGCCTTCGACAAGCTGCTCAAGCATGAGGGCGATTACAGCAACCACCCCGCCGACCCCGGCAACAAGACCCGCTACGGCATCACCGAGGCCGTGGCCCGCGAGGTCGGCTACCGTGGCGACATGCGCGAACTGCCACTAGAGCTGGCGCAGCGCATCTATAAGGAGCGATACTGGGACGCCGTGCAGGCCGAGGCGCTGCCCCCAGACGTGCGCTACATCGTCTTCGACGGCGCCGTCAACTCAGGCGTGGCTCAGTCATCCAAGTGGCTCCAGCGGGCCTGCGGTGTCAAGGACGACGGCGTGATCGGCCCCATCACCATCCGCGCGGCCAGTACGCTGCACTCCGAGGGGCTGCGCCGGCGCATCCTCGCCCAGCGCCTGCGCTTCATGGCCAAGCTGCCCAACTGGCCGGCGTTCAGCCGAGGCTGGGCCAACCGCATCTGCGACTTGCTGGAGGTGTGACATGGACCCGCTAACCATCCTCGCCGCCCTCGGCCCTCTGGCCGTTGACTTGGGTAAGTCGCTCATCGGGCGCTTCATTCAGACCGACGGCTACAAGCCCGTCAACGTAGAAGAGTACGTCAAGATGCGCCAGTTCGATCTGGACATGTTCAAGGCGATGAATGAGGCCGGTGGGGCCAATCCCTCGTACCCGTGGGTCGAGGCCGCCGTGCGCCTTATGCGGCCCACTGTAGCGATGATTGTGCTGGGCACCTGGGCCTCGCTCAAGCTGTCGGGCCAGCCGAGCGACGCTGTGGACAACTTCGCTGCGGCTGTGGGCTTCTACCTGTTCGGCGACCGGACGCTGTTCTACAGCCGCAACAAGGCCCGGTAAGCCTCCAGCGCCGTCTTGAGGTCTTGGCGCAACTGCTCTAGCTGGTCCTCCTGCTCACGCATCTTTGCGTAGGAGTCTTGCGCGAACTTCGTCAGCACCATTGGGCTCCAGCTTGCGAAGTCTGGCCCCTCCGTGCGGCTTGGTGGGGACGACGCGCTCTTCTGTGGTGAACTTGTGCTCATTGCCGCATACCCTTGATCTCTGGACGTACTCGCCCATCTGCTTGGTCAATTTTACTTCTGTCCACGCTGCGCACGTTGGGCATTTCATCGAGAGGTTTCCATCCAAATTTTCGCCATGTTGCCTGAACATCTGTCGCCGCTGCCGGCACATATTTAAAGTTGGGGTCTAGGATACGGGATTTCATTTGATTGCTTCCTTCAGTAGTTCCACTCGTTCGCGCGCCGCCCGCAGCATGGTGTATCGCTGGTGCAGACGCTCCAAGAACGTCACGCGCTTGGCGCCTTGGCGTTCAATCTCAAGCAGCGCCAGCACCTCATCCTCGGTCAGCATGTTTAGCTTTTTGTTTAGCTCGCGCCAGTTCATCTTTCTTCTCCAGTTGTTCAAGTGATTTCTTCAGCCGCTCCATCAGGCGCTGCGCTTGGTTGTACTGCTTGACGGCGATGCGGAACTGCGCCTTCGTCGAGCGAATACGGTCTTTCAGGGTGTTCATTTCAGGCTCTCCATTGCAATGTCGCTGACCGCCTGCTTGCTGTGCAGCGCGGCCCATATCTTCTCGTCCACCGTCTGGTTGGCGATCATGACGTAGCACCAGACGTCGCGGCGCTGCCCGGATCGGTGCAGCCGTCCGTTGGCCTGCTCGAACAGCTCAAGGCTCCAAGGCAGGCTGAGCCAGACGATATGGTGGCCGCCGTGCTGGAGGTTGAGCCCGTGCCCGGCAGATCGCGGGTGCAGGCATAGAAGGCGTACTCGTCCGGCGTTCCAGTCATCAATGCTGTCAACTGTCCGGGCGTAAGGAAAACGTCGCTTGAGTTCATGGAGTTCCTCGACAAAGTTGTAAAAGACAATCGTGTTGGCCTGCTGGTTCTCGGCCAGCAGCTCTTCGAGCCGGTCGAACTTGTGGCTGCTGAACCAGACCGGCTCTGGCGTGTAGACGAACCCTGCGGCCATCTGCGACAGTTTTTGCGTCACCACGGCGGCGTTGATCGCCACCGCAGTCGCGTCCGGGAAGCGCGTCACGAAGTCCTTCTTCATGTCCTCGTACGGCTTGCGGTCGGGCAGGTCCAGCCGCACCTCGACCGTGTGCAGCGGCGGCAGCTTGTCCTTGTACTCGCCTGGCTCCAGCACGAAGGTAGCCGGCTTGATCCGGGCCATGACCTGCTCCAGCGCGCCGGGGCGCGGTTGCCAGTCGTTGTAATCCTTGTTGACGAGGTAGAAGTACTGTTGCTGGAACGCGCCCTTGCTGCGGCCTAGCAGCTTCTGGTCGATGATTTTGCACTGCCCGAAGACGTCCTCCAAGCCGTTGCTGGTGAAGCTGCCGGTCAGGCCCCAGCGGATCGGGCAGTCAAGCGCCTTGGCGAGCGCCTTGAACCTGGCGCCCGACGGGTTCTTCAGGCGCGTCAGCTCGTCGAACACCACGCCATCGAAGGTGCTTAGGTCTTGCTCGGCCAGCCACTGGAGGTTGTCGTAGTTGGTCACGACGATCTCGCACCAGTAGTCGAGCGCCGCCTTGCGCTGCGTAGGTGTGCCGACCGCCACGCGCAGTTGCAGGCCGGGCGCCCACTTGGCGGCCTCGACCGGCCAGACGCTGGCGGCGACGCGCAGCGGGGCGACGACGAGGAAGCGCCTGACGTGGCCGTCCCGCACCATGTCCTGCATGGCCGTCAGCGTGATCGCCGTCTTGCCCGCGCCGACCGGCGCCAAGATCATGGCGCGGTCGTGCTCGTACAGGAAGTCAGCCGCCTGCTCTTGGTAGGGTCTTAGCTCCACCTTTTTGTCTCCCAGTTGTAGCGCCGGCTTTGGATGTACGCAGTCATCTCTTCGTCGGTCATGCGCTGCGTGACGGGCGGCACATACGGGTCGGGCGGGTACACGAATTCCGTAGTCTGATTCCACTCGTCGGCGATCTGCTTGGCGTGCGCCTCATCGGTCACCACAGCACCGCGCTTCTCGGCGAACGTCAACACGTTGACGCCGTTCTTGTTCATCACGCCCCACCATGTCGGGCCGACCTGCTCGGCGCGGTACGGGCCAACGGCAAAGTACTTAGCCGGCAAGGCTGTTAATCCATCCATCAACGTGCTCCTTTGACCATAGACAGGCGTAGTTCTGGCGCAGCCGCGCCATGTCAAATTGGAAAATTTTTTGCAATTCAGACAGCCGACCGCCCGGCGCCTTCAGCTCGACGAACCATGTGCTGCCGTCGGGCAGGCACACCACGCGGTCAGCCACGCCCCGGTGCGCGGGGCTGGTGAACTTGTACGCGATGCCGCCAGCGGCCTTGACCTGGGCGACGAAGTACTTCTCAATGGTTGACTCTTTCATAATCAATAGAACTGCGCCCACCAGGCGAGTATCTCTGCGACCAGATAGCAGCAGATCAACATGCCCGCCACGAAGAATGCAGTTTCCCAATGGTTCATGATTTCCTTGCCGGGCAGTCACGCCCTTGCCGGCAGTCGTGGTTGCACTCGTCGCAGGCGTCAAAGTTGGCGCTCGCGGCCCACCAGACGATGACGACGAAGACGCCGGCGGTGATGATGATCTCTATCATGCTTACCCCCGCGCAAGCAAAACTGCCCGACCACAGTTGTTACCCAAACGTGCAAATATCTCATCACGCTCATCCATCAGCTCGCGCCAAAGGAACAAGTATTTCCAAGCCACTTGGTCATCCTTATACTCAAAATGCCACCTTGCCAATCTCATCGCTCGGATGGCCTGTATGTTGGTTGCGTAGTAATCTTCAAGCAAGCACAGTAGTTTTTCATCAGTCATGCTTGCCCCCTTGCTCGGATTGCGGCGGCGTATGTCGGCCAAGCCAACAAAGTGTTTTTGTCCTCACACACCTTTGCACACGCCTCGCGCTCGGCCTCAACGCTGGCAACGACAACTTTCGACCATGATTCAGTGATCTGCCAATCCAGCTCTTCCAGCAGGTCTTCGGTCGTGTCACCGTGGCCGGTGGCGTAGCCCTGGGCCATCATCCACTGAGCCACCTTGTTGCGCTCGGCTGCGGCGACAAGGGCGGCGAAGAGTTCAACTTCTTCGTCGCACCATATACCATCAAAAGCAAGCGTTTCGCCATTCCACTCAAACCCAGCCTCCCGCGCCATCTTGATGATGTCTTCTCTGTTCATTGCGTCCTCCAGCATCTGATCGTGCCGTCTGGCATCTGACGGGTTATGAACTTCATGCCGTGCTTGTCGCCGTAGCGCCGCGCAGCAACAGATGCGGTCTGGCGCTTGGTCGTTATGACAAAGCTGTCGCCCACCTCCATCTTGTCGAAGGGAAAGCGGTTAGGGATAGGCACTCCCTTGTCAATAAGGGGCTGGTTCATGGTCGTCCTTGTTTAAATCAGTCATGATGCTTCCTCAATTAATTTTTTAATTCGTTCAAGTTCTTTGTGAGCTTGATTGAATTTCCGAACAGCTTGTAATCTAGCCGTTTCTGCTTCGCCCATTTCTTTTCGCGCTTGAATAAAAGGCGGAGTAGCATCGTCTATGTCTTTTTGACTTTGTGTCAATTCCGCAGCGGCCTTTTCTACGTTTTTTATTCCCTCGTACCATTTTTTACTGGCGCTGTCTAGCTTGTCACCGCATTGTCGAAGCATTAAATTAGCAGACCTGCTAACAGCATCTGCTTTGTAAGTGGCTTCTTCAGCGGCCCAGTAGTGAGTTCTGGCCTGTTCAAGTTGTTCTTGTAAAGTCATGGCGCGTCCTAAAACGGGGCTGGTTCATGGTTGTCCTTGCTAGGGTCAAACTTGCTTGGCGCTGGCGGCTGGCCGGGGCGGTCAAGCGGGTTGGGGAAGGGTGGGAACGGCCAGGTCATGCGATCACCCGCTGCAATTGGGCTACTAGCAGTTGCGCTTGCTCGCGGGTCAAGATAGTGCTGGCGCGGGCACGCCCGACGCTGACAGTCAGCCACACGTCGTCTACGTCTTGTGCGTCTATGAGCACTGCCTCATTAGGCAGCGTGCGGATGTAGGCTTCTTTGTGTTCCATACGGTACTCCAGTTGATTGATTGGGCCGCCATCATAGCGGGTCAAAAAGTTTTGTGCAACTACTTTTTTTCGTGCTATGATGACGGCTCAACAACTACAGGAGAGTTCAGTGCAACACTCAAACATCGTCGGCGGCTCAACCGCCAAGCGCGTCATCTCGTGCCCCGGCTCGGTGAAGCTGGTGCAGAAGATGCCCCCGCAGCCGTCCAGCGTTCACGCTGATCGCGGCACCATGCTGCATGAGGCCATCAGCACCATCTTGTCCGACGGCACTGTGCGCGCTGGCATGTACAAACACAAGGATCAACTGCTCACACAGGAGCTATACGATGAGAAGATTACGCCTGCCCTGGACGCGCTCGACGAGGTCGATCCCCACGGTGACTTGGTATACGAGGTGGAGACGCGCGTTGGTTTCGGCGATCTTCTGCCTGGAGTGTTTGGCAGCACTGATCTTGTTGGGCGTATTGGTCAGCGTGCTGTGGTCCTTGATTGGAAGTTTGGCGACGGTGTTGTCGTTGATGCTGTAGAGAACGCGCAGCTCATGTTCTACGCCGCTGCCGCGATGCGTACCGATGAGCTGAAGTGGGCGTTCGACGGCGTAGACGAGATCGAGTGCGTCATCGTGCAGCCGCCTGTCGTGCGGCGCTGGGTGACGACCGTGGAGCGCATCAAGCAGTTCGAGCATGAGCTGGTGTCTGCGGTCAAGACCGCACTGCAAGACGACGCGCCGCTGGCGCAGGGCGAGCACTGCCGCTGGTGCGCGGCCAAGCCGATCTGCCCGCAGATGACCGGCGCTGTGGACCGCGCGATCAAGCAGCAGGTCATCAACATGGACGTTGACACGCTGGCTAAGTATCTGCATACTGCCGACCTCCTTGAGGAATGGATCAAAGATTTGCGTGCGCTTGCTTTTGGGCTGCTTGAGAAGGGCGCTGATGTGCCTGGCTACAAGATAGTCCAGAAGCAAGCGCGGCGACAGTGGGTCGATGAGGCTCACGCTGCCAAGGTGCTTGGTGAAGATTTTGTTGAAACAGTGCTTCTCTCGCCCGCACAGGCCGAGAAGTTGCTGAAAAAGCGCAAGTTGACGCTGCCCGACGATCTTGTCGTGTCAGTGTCATCGGGCACGACGCTCGCCCCGGTGGATGATCCCCGGCCAGCGGTGCAGTCGTTCATCGGGCTATCAAAAGCCCTTTCTAAACTGTAATGGAGTTTCACATGTCCAATATCGTAAAGTTCTCTGGCGCTAACCTGCCGTCTGTCACTTCCCTGTCCACCGCGCTTCGCAGCATCGCCACCGATGTCAGCGCCTCGACCACGGCCATCATCAAGATGGACCGCACGGGGCACTGGGTCTTTGGCGCTGACCAGACCGAGGCCGAGGACGACGCCCGCTGGGCGGTCAACCCCTTCTCGTTCGTCCACGGCTTCATCGCCTGGGGCGACGGCGAGGTGCTTGGTGAGAAGCTGGTGCCCGTCACCGAGCCTCTGCCTGAGCAAGACGCAGCGCCTCACGGCGCGAAGAAGGGCTGGGAGCCGCAGACGGGCCTGAGCCTGAAGTGCATCAGCGGTGAGGACGCTGGGCTTGAGGCGCGGTTCACGACCACCTCGGTCGGTGGCCGCAAGGCCGTGCAGACCTTGGCTGTCGCCATCGCCGCGCAAGTGGAGAAGGACCAGTCCAAGCCGGTGCCGGTCGTGAAGCTGGGCAAGGACCACTACACCCACAAGAGCTATGGCCGTATCTATACGCCCGTGTTCGAGGTGGTGGAGTGGGTCAGCATGGACGGTGAGGCTGAGGCCGAGCCGGCTGCTGAGGCAGCGCCCGCTGCTGGCCGTCGTCGTCGCTCGGCCTGATTGAGAGCGGGGGCTTCGGCCCCTGCTTTTTTATGCGAGTTCTCATTGCATGTGAATATTCCGGTGTTGTGCGCGATGCGTTCATCCGCACAGGACACGAGGCCATGAGCTGCGATCTGTTGCCAACAGACGCACCGGGGCCACACTACCAAGGTGATGTGTTCGACATCATCAACGACGGCTGGGACTTGATGATCGCCCACCCGCCTTGCACCTACTTGAGCGTCAGTGGTATGCACTGGACGACGCGGGGGCTGCGCGATCCGCAACTGACCGAGGACGCGCTGGCGTTCGTGCAGCGTCTGATGGACGCGTCAGTCGAGCGCATCGCCATCGAGAATCCGGTGAGCATCATCAGCACACGCATCCGCAAGCCAGACCAGATCATCCAGCCGTGGTGGTTCGGCCATGACGCGAGCAAGAAGACGTGCTTGTGGCTCAAGAATCTACCGCTGCTTACGCCGACCGACATGCTGCCGGGCGACGCCAAGACGCGCAGGGGCAACCAGACGGCTAGCGGCCAGAACAAACTGCCGCCAAGCAAGGACCGCTGGAAGATTAGATCAGCCACCTACAAGGGCATCGCTGACGCGATGGCAGCGCAATGGGGGTGAAGCTCTGGATCGACTTCGAGACGCGCAGCCGAGTAGACCTCGGCGCCAAGGGCGTCTACAACTACGCGCAGGACATGAGCACCGAGGTGCTGTGCATGTCCTACGCCTTCGACGATGGCGAGGTGCAGACGTGGGTGCCCAAGTACACACCCGACGGTGTGATGTGGCTTAACGACTCACCCTTCCCCGAGGCTGTAGCCAAGCACACCGGCCCGATCTACGCCCACAACGCCGCTTTCGAGCGGCTGATCTTCTGGTACGTCCTACAGATCAACTTCGACCTTGAGCAGTTCTACTGCACCGCCACGCAGGCCAGAGCCAACTGCGCGCCTGGCAGCCTTGAGGACGTGGGGCGCTTCGCCAGCGTCAGCATGAAGAAGGACCACCGAGGCGCGCAGCTCATCCGGCTGCTGTCCATCCCGCAGGCCGACGGCACCTTCCGCGAGGACGCGGCGCTGATGGCCGAGATGATCCAGTACTGCGAAACCGACGTGCGGGCCATGCGAGCCGTTTCCAAGGCCATGCGCCCGCTGTCAGCCGAGGAGCTGGCCGACTACCACGTCAACGAGCGCATCAACGACCGTGGCGTGCTGGTGGACGTGCCGCTTGCCAAGGCCGCCATGCGCTACGCTCACGATGAGCTGGTCGAGATCGAGGAGCGCGTGGCTGAGCTGACCGACGGCGAGATCACATCAGTGCGCTCGCCCAAGATGCGCGAGTGGGTGCTTGAGCGCGTGGGCGACGAGGCCAAGAAGCTGATGCTGGTCAAGGACAAGTATTCGATTGACAAGACTGTGCGGGCCAACCTGCTCGCGATGGAGAACCCCGATGAGATACCGCCCACTGTTGCCGAGGTTATACAGTGCGCCAGCGACCTATGGGCGTCGTCGGTTGCGAAGTTCCAGCGCATGGCAGACTTGGCAGACGACGAGGATTGCCGAGTCCGTGGCGCTTTTGTCTTCGCTGGGGGTGCCGCCACTGGTCGTGCATCGAGCTATGGACTCCAAGTGCATAACTTCCCTCGCAAGTGCGCTGCGGAACCTGACACGGTACGACAGGCTATGGTCCGAGGACATAACATTGTCCCTGCCTACGGGAAACGAGTCACAGATGTTCTGCGGGGAATGCTCAGGCCCGCACTGATCCCCGCGCCTGGCAAGTCCTTCGTCGTCGCCGACTGGTCGGCCATCGAGGGCCGCGTCAACCCGTGGCTGGCGTCCAGCCCCGCAGGCGAGGCCAAACTGGACATCTTTCGGCGCAAGCTCGACCCGTACAAGGTCAACGCCGCTGCGACCTACAGCGTGGCGTATGAGGAGGTCACCGGCGAGCAGCGCCAAGTCGGCAAGGTGCAGGAGCTGGCGCTCGGCTTTGCCGGTGGCGTGGGCGCCTTTGCTGCGATGGGCCGCGCCTACGGCGTGCATTTCGAGGAGGCGCAAGCCCGCAGGATCGTCGAGGCGTGGCGCAGAGCTAACCCGTGGTCTGTGCGTTTCTGGCAGGAGCTGGAGGAGGCCTACACGAGGGCGATGCGTAACCCCGGCCATGAGTTCAGCGCCGGCCGCGTGGCGTACCTATTCGACGGCCAGCACCTATGGTATGCGCTGCCCTCCGGGCGCGTGCTATGCTACCCCTACGCTCGGCTGGAAAGCGATGGGGTGACTTACGCTAAAGCATCTTGGAAACCAGCCGCAGACGCTACAGAATGGCCCCGCGCCCGCCTCTGGAAAGGCTTGGCCTGCGAGAACATCACCCAAGCCGCAGCCAATGACATCCTACGCCACGCCCTGCGTCAGCTTGACGACGTGGTCCTACACGTCCACGACGAGATCGTCGTCGAGACAGATAAACCAGATCAGGTGGTGGAAGAGATGGAGCGTATCATGTGCTCCCCACCAGCATGGGCCGAGGGCCTGCCCTTGGCCGTTGAGGCCGAAATCATGACCCGCTACGGTAAGTAGAAACAACAACGCCCGACAGGTAGTGGCCTGCCGGGCGTTTTCACCAAAGGAGCTAATCGATGGATTTCTTGGAGTATATGACAAGTCTTGCCCCTGAGGGCGAAACGTTTCTGATTGTCAGACAAAAACCACGCTTGCAGGACGGCGAGATACAGCTACACGTTGACGGGGCAGTCAAGGCCACCTGGCCGGCGTTCTTGCCGAACAAGCCCCGGCCCGACGGGCAGTCGTGGTACGGCAACACCGCCAGCTTCATCCTTGACCGCTTTACCGACGGCAAGATCAGCGCCAGCGCCGCCAACTGCGAGTATGTCTTGTGCATGGTGCTGGACGACGTGGGCGACCCCGAGAAGGCGCCCAAGACGCCGCCCCTGCCCCCGACTTGGGTCATGGAGACGAGCGAGGGCAGTTACCAGTGGGGCTACGCCTTCACCGAGGAGCAGCCCACCAAGGCCGAGTACAGCGCGGCCATCACGGCCATCGCTGCTGCCGGCTACAGCGACAAGGGCGCGGTCAACCCCGTGCGGAACTTCCGACTGCCTGGCAGCGTCAACCTGAAGCCCGGCCGTGACGGGTTCGTCTCTCGGCTGGTTGAGTTCCACCCCGAGCGCCAGTTCAGCCTGCCGCAAATCTGCGAGGCGCTCGGCGTTACCCCGGCCGAGGAGGCCGCAACCTTTCGCCCGATCCGCGTCTCAGACGACGGCGCCGATGACGTGCTGGCCTGGCTGTCCGATCAGGGGCTGGTCCTCAGTAAGCCCAACGCTCAAGGCTGGGCCGGCATCGTCTGCCCTAACTCCAGCGAGCACAGCGACGGCAATCCCGAGGGGCGCTATAACCCGTCCATGCGGGCGTTTTGCTGTTTGCACTCGCACTGCATCGATCTGGATAGCGTGACGTTTCTCAAGTGGGTCGGCGAGCAGGGCGGGCCGCACCATGCGCCGGGCCTGCGCGATGAGCTGCTGGCGTCGATGATGACTGACGCGCTGGGCAAGCTGCACCCCACCGAGGCGTTCCCCGACGAGGCCAAGCGCGTGATCGCCGAGGTCGAGCGCAAGGAGCTGGGCCGCACCGAGAAGGCCGACTGGTATAAACGGTTCTGCTACGTCCAAGAGGGTGACCATTACTTCGACCTTCAAGACCGCCGCGAGATCAGCCGCAGCACGTTTAACGCGCTGTTTCGCCATATCGAGTGCCGCTCGCTGTTCGGCAAGCGCCCTAAGATTGAGGCCAGCTACTGCTTTGACGAGAACCGCCAAGACATGGGCGCCCGCGCCCTCGTCGGCATCACCTACGCCGCCGGCGAGGGCGTGCTAGTGGCCCGTGACGGTGACGTGTACGGTAACCGCTGGCGCGACGCGCGCCCGGCCGTGGGCGCTGCCGGCGCCGATATCTCGCCCTGGCTGGACCACTGCGCGGCGCTGGTGCCCGAAGTCAGCGAGCGCGAGCATATTTTTAACGTGATGGCCTACAAGGTCCAGCATCCCGAAATCAAGATCAATCACGCGGTCTTGCATGGCGGCGATCAGGGATGCGGCAAAGATACCCTTTGGGCGCCGTTTATCTGGGCGGTGTGCGGGCCGCAGCTCAAGAACCGGGGCCTGCTCGACAACGACACGCTTGGGTCACAGTGGGGCTACGCGCTGGAGTCGGAGATTTTGATCCTCAATGAGCTGAAGGAGCCCGAGGCCAAAGAGCGCCGCGCCCTGGCGAACAAGCTCAAGCCTATCATTGCTGCGCCGCCCGACATGCTCACGGTCAATCGCAAGGGCCTGCACCCGTATGACTCGCTCAATCGCATGTTCGTGCTGGCGTTTTCCAATGACCCGGTGCCGATCACAATCGACAGTCAGGACCGCCGCTGGTTTTGCGTCTGGTCCTCGGCGCCTCGCATGGCGCCAGACGCTGCCGCCCGACTGTGGGCATGGTACAAGGCCGGCGGCTATGAGGCCGTCGCCGCTTGGCTGCGCGCCCGTGACGTGTCGGCGTTCAATCCTTCGGCTGCGCCGGCCTGGACTGAATTTAAAGCAAACCTGGTCGAACATGGCATGAGCATTGCCGAGAGCTACCTGGTCGAAATGATGCGCGCGCGTCGGGGTGAATTCGCGCGCGGCGCCGTCGGATCGCCCTTCCACGCCTTGTGTGACCGCGTAGCAGCCTCGGCGCCGTCTGGCGTGAAGGTGCCGCAAGCTGCGCTCCTGCACGCGCTCAAAGAGGCCGGGTGGGTTGACTGTGGCCGGCTCAAATCGCGCGCCAACGACACGAAGAAGCACATTTTCTGCGCGCCCGACATGGTGCAGCATAGCCGGTCCGAATTGCGCGATCTGGTGGAAGAGCCCGCATCGCCGCTCATGGTGCGGGTGAAGTAAAGAAAAACCCCCACGGGCTTGTGGCCGGTGGGGGCTAAGTGGCAACTGCCTAGAGATCGAGGAAGACCACTAGCAGCGCGACCAGTATAACCGCGATCAGTCCTGCGACCATATCGCGCCCTCTTCGATCTGGCCGATCAAATCGTTTCCGAGCAAGGGCAGGATGTCGACCCCGCCCACCTTGGCGCTGATGAGATACGCTGCGGGCGGGTATGGCGGGTCAATCTCGCTGGCCGTCTGGCCTCGGTCATATTCCAGCTCGCAATCTAGCTCGATCTCGCCGAACTGGTGCAGGTGGCCGATCGTCCTCATCGTGCACCCCGGTTGTATAGTTCATCTTCTAGCTGTTCAATCCGCGCCGTAGCAGCGCCCAGCGCGCGCTGTAGGGCGTCGATGCGCGCCAGTAGATCGGCCGTCTTGGTGTCGCCGGCCATGTACGCGGCGCGTTCTTGTTCGGTGGTGGTCATGGCGTCATGCTCCAAAAATAAAGGACAAAGGGCGCGCCGATCAGCGCGGCGAAGATAAGCGCGGCGAGGAAGTCGCGCAGGATGCTGGGCCGGCGCTGGGGTTCGGGCGTGTAGTGCTGCCTCATTCTGCGGCCTCCTCTTGCGGGTTATCTTCGCACCAGTCGGCGTATTCGTTGTCCATGACAGACTGCGCGATTTCGTACCAATCTACGCAGCCCAAGGCGTGATTGAGCAGATCGGCAAAGGGCCCATCAAGCTCACCGGCAGGGCTAAGCTCGTCGTGCTGGCCCTCCAGCCAGCCGGCAAGCGTATGCGTAGCGGTGATCTTGTCTCCAGCTTCAGCGTCTAGCGCCTCCCGTGCCTGCTCGCGCAAGCGTTCGTCCGAATAAGAATCGTTGGTCAGCCAAAGGTTGATGACCCAAGTCTCGTAGTTTTTCCAGCCGTTCATGTTCTGTCCTTTACTGAATGATGCGCGGCGCTCGGGCCGCGCGGGGTTGAGGGTTAGATGGTTGACAGGAAATCAATGGCGCGTTCAGTGACGTCGCGCTCGCGCAACTTTGGCGCGCCATTGACAATTACGCGCTCGATTTCGATCACGCGCTTGATTTCGCCATGATGGTAGGCGGCAAGAGCGGCGGCTTCAAAGCTGAATCGGTGCTGGCGCTTGCCGGCGGTGGTGACAGTAAAGTATCCGGTTTCGTTCATGTCGTTTGCTCCTTGGTGGGTTAACGAGATGCGCGATACGCTGCGCGGGCTTGGATAGCTGCGGTGCTTGCCGCCCAGTAGGCGGCGTAGCTTGCGTCGGTCGGGTTGCGCTTGTAGGCGCGCAGGGCGCGGTCGGCGGTGCGGATTGCGGAGATGTAGGTTTGCATGGGGTCACTCCTCCGATTGATGTTGCAGGGCTAGGTTGTGGCGATAGGCAGCTACCCGCTCGCCAAATGCTTGCGGGTCTGCTTCTATGAAATCCATCGTTTCCGGGTAGACCCCAGTGAACAATGCTTCCAGCAGTTGCAAGTCCAAGCCGCCGGTAAAGGGTTGATCTAGGCGCGCAGCCCATGCCTGCGCAGTATGTTCATAGTTGACTGCTGGGTCTACATAGTGTCCGATGTTCATGGTGCTGCTCCTATTGGCGCCCGGCTTGCGCCGGGCTGGGTTGGTTAGATGGTGACGAAGGACGCTGCGATCATTGCGCCCCATATGATGACGACACTGACGACGCCGGCGATAGCGGCGCATTTGATGGTTGTATCGATTAGCTTAGTCATGTCGTTTGCTCCCAGGTGTTGCATGGCGACGTTGCCATGTGCGAGATCATAAAGGATTCTCTTACACAATGCAACACCCCTACAAAATAGTAGGGAATGGATAGTGTGGGGGTTATGTGTGGATAGCGTTTTTGACGTGGCGTTGTCCACGTCGCGCCATAGGGGAAATGGGCTATGTGGACAATGTGGACTATTAGTCTATAAGTCTAGAGAGAGATAAAAAATATACTGTATGGATATACAGTAGTCACAATGGGCCGCGCCGTCAGCCCGCGCCCCAAAGGGGGTTGACCGACTTGAAATCGATTGTCCACATGTCCACATTGTCCACAAACCCCACGCCCTTGGCCCACGTCACGCAAGCCTTGCGCTTGACCGGCCATTGTCCACATTGTCCACGCGACTGGCGCGCAGCCGCGCAGCACGCAAGCCTTGCGACTGCCAGGTGATGGTCCACATTGTCCACATGGTCCACAGCCGCCGCCCAAGCGGCGCGCGGCCAGGTGCTGCCGGCCAAAACCGAGGGGGGGGAGGGGGCCGGGGACCGGGAGGTCACGGCAGCGGAGAGATCGCTCAAACTTTTTTATTTTTTGCAAAAGTGCTATATTCGGCCTATGTTCGAGACCCTGCCATATGAGCCGCGTCAGTTGCAAGCGACTGAGGACCGGCTGCATCGCATCTACAAGGCTGCCAAGCTTGGCCTCAAGGGCGACAACCTGGCGCTGGCCGCAGGCATGTTGCCCAAGGAGTACGCCAGGCTCAAGCAGTTTGACGAGATCGCGGAGTACGCCGAACTCAAGGGCCGCGCCGAGGGCGAGTTGGAGATGAGTCACCTGCTGCACGACGCCGCAGCGCAGGGCGACGCCAAGGCGGCGCTGGCGATCTTGCAGAACGTCCACGGCTGGGTAGCCAAGCAGGCTATTACAGTAGACGTGAACCAGTCCATCAGCATCACCGCCGCGCTACAAGAGGCCGAGCGACGCGTCATCGATGTGATCGAGAACAACCCAAGCCAAGTGCTACAACATGCAGACCACACGTTACAGCGCGCAGGATGAGCAGGAGCTGATGGCTCGGCTATGGAGCCCGGCCATCAAGGACAACCCGCTGGCGTTTGTGATGTTCGCGTATCCGTGGGGCGTCAAGGGCACGCCACTGGAGCACTTCACTGGCCCGCGCAAGTGGCAGCGCGAGGTGCTCGCAACTATGGCCGAGCACATCAAGAAGAACGGCGGCAAACTGGACTTCGACGTGCTGCGCCTGGCGGTCAGTTCGGGCCGGGGTATCGGCAAGTCGGCGTTGGTCAGTTGGATCACGGACTGGATGCTGTCCACGCGCATTGGCTCGACGACCATCATATCGGCCAACTCAGAAAGCCAGCTCAGATCAATCACCTGGGCCGAGCTGACAAAGTGGCTGGCGATGTCGATCAACAGCCATTGGTTTGAAGTAAGTGCTACCAGACTGATGCCGGCCAAGTGGCTGACGGAGCTGGTCGAGCGCGATCTGAAGAAAGGCACCAGATACTGGGGCGTTGAGGGGCGGCTGTGGTCGGCCGAGAACCCGGACGCCTACGCTGGCGTGCACAACTTCGACGGCGTGATGGTGATATTTGACGAGGCCAGTGGTATCGACGACTCGATCTGGGCGGTGACCAGCGGATTCTTTACTGAGAACACGCCAAACCGCTTCTGGCTGGCGTTTTCCAACCCGCGCCGCAACACTGGGTATTTCTACGAGGCGTTTAACAGCAAGCGGGAGTTCTGGACGTCGAAGATTGTGGACGCTAGGACGGTCGAGGGCACCGACAAGGCGGTTTACGAGCAAATCATCGCGGAATACGGGCCGGACTCCTCACAAGCGCACGTCGAGGTGTACGGTCAGTTCCCGAACGAGGGCGACGATCAGTTCATCAGCATCGGCGTGGTCGATGAGGCGATGAAACGGGCCAAGCATATGGACCAGTCGGCACCAATCGTGATCGGCGTAGACCCGGCGCGGTTCGGGGCAGACGCTACGGTCATCGCCGTGCGGCAGGGGCGCGACATCGTCAAGCTGATCCGGCACCGGGGCGACGACACCATGACGGTGGTCGGGCACGTCATCGACGCGATTGAGGAATTTAAGCCGTCGCTGGTCAACATCGACGAGGGCGGGCTGGGGGCGGGGGTCGTGGACCGGCTAAAAGAGCAGCGGTACAAGGTCAGGGGCGTGAACTTCGGCAACAAGGCCAAAAACCCCATTATGTATGGCAACAAACGGGCTGAAATGTGGGGTGATATGCGCGATTGGTTAAAAACAGCCAGTGTGCCCAACGACAGATTCTTGAAAAGTGATCTGATTTCGCCTAAGATGAAGCCCGATTCGCGTGGTACGATCTATCTAGAGTCCAAAAAGGACATGAAAGCCCGTGGTCTGGCCTCACCGGACGCAGCAGACGCCATCGCGCTGACGTTTGCGTATCCTGTCGCCAGCCGAGAGTATCGTGAGCCAAAGTCACACATTCGCACCGCAAGCGGGTATAGTGGCGGGGCTGTAACCAGTTGGATGGGGGCGTAATGGCTAAAAAAGGCGTGTCTCTAAGCGTTGGACGGGGCGAGAAGCTGCCTGTCAGCAAGGGCGCGGGCCTGACAGCCAAGGGCCGCGAGAAGTACAACGCAGCTACTGGCTCGAACCTCAAGGCGCCAGCGCCCAACCCCAAGACCAAGGCCGACGCTGGCCGCAAGGCGAGCTTTTGCGCCCGCATGGAGGGCGTTGTCAAGAACGCCAAAGGCGACGCCGAGCGGGCCAAGGCATCACTCAAACGATGGAAGTGCTGACGTGAAGACGTGCTTTAAATGCAAAGAGTCGAAGCCGTTGGCTTCGTATTTCAAGCATCGTTTGACCGTTGACGGCTACCATAGCTGGTGTAAAGACTGCTGCACGGCGGGTAACATTCGCTCTCGCGCAAAGCTAAACTCTACGATTGAAGGCCGCGCCAAAGTGTTCTTGCAAAACGCAAGAAAAAGCGCGGCCAAACGCCAACAAGTGTTTGCGCTTACAGTTGATGACGTTGTAAAGTGCTGGGAACAGCAAGCTGAAATTTGCGCGTACAGCGGGCGGCAAATGACGCTGGAGGCAGGGCATCTCAACACAGTGTCAATTGAGCGCATAGATAGCGCCGTGGGGTACACGCCCGAAAACACAATTCTTGTTTGCCAAGCCATCAACCGAATGAAATCGGATTTTTCGCTTGATGACTTTCACGCGCTGTGCGCAGACGTTGCTCAGTTTTTAGGCGACAATGAGCTTAATCTTGCAGTAGGAGCATACAAATGAAAAAGCCCGGCGATCCTGGTCTATATGCTGCAATCCACGCCAAGCGCGAGCGCATCAAAGAAGGCTCGGGCGAGAAGATGAGGAAGCCTGGCTCGCCCGGCGCCCCTACCAACAAGGCGTTCAAACAGTCGGCCAAAACGGCCAAAAAGGGTAAGTAATGCCGCTCGTCAAATCCAAATCTCCAGAAGCCTTCCGCAAGAACGTGAAGGCTGAAGTCAAGAGCGGCAAGCCGGTGAAGCAGGCCGTTGCCATCGCATATGCTGTCAAGCGCGCTGCGCCGAAAGGAAAGAAATGAGCAAGCACCTCGAACCCATCAGCAAACTCAACGCCCGTGAGCCAAAGATGTCCGGCGGCGGGATGCCTGACCGCAACAAGGAAACTTACTCTAAGATGCCGGGCATGGGCTGTCACGGCAGCATCCCGTCGGGCACCAACGTCAAGGCCACGGTTGCTAAGGTTCTGAGCAAGATCAAGTAATCATGCCGCAAGACTACACAGGAATCGCCGCTGCTGGAGCGGTCAGCGAGGGCGGCTCGGCCAAGGACAAGAGCGACTCTGAGGTGCTCTCGACGGCCCGCAGTCGCCTCGACATGGCGATTTCTGCGCTGTCTGAATCGCGTGAGGACGAGCTGGACGACCTGCGGTTCTACGCCGGCTCGCCCGACAACCACTGGCAGTGGCCGGCTGACGTGCTGGCAACTCGCGGCGCGGTGCAGGGCCAGACGATTAACGCCAGGCCGTGCCTGACGATCAACAAGCTGCCCCAGCACGTCCATCAGGTGACCAACGAGCAGCGGCAGAACCGGCCGCAGCCCAAGGTCATCCCGGCAGACGACGGCGCCGACGTTGAGGTGGCCGAGATTTTCAACGGCATGATCCGGCACATCGAGTACATCTCGGACGCCGACGTGGCCTACGATACGGCCTGCGAGAACCAAGTGTCCTACGGCGAGGGCTACGCCCGCATTCTGACCGAGTACTGCGACGACAACACATTCGATCAGGACATCAAGATCGGGCGCATCCGCAACAGTTTCAGCGTCTACATGGACCCGCTGATCCAAGACCCGTGCGGCTCAGACGCCCGCTGGTGCTTCATCACCGAGGACATCCCCAAGGACGAGTACGAGCGCCAGTACCCGGACGCTGCGCCCATCACCACGCTGCAAACGCTGGGTGTGGGCGACCAAGGCTTTAGCCAGTGGATGAACGAAAACACGGTGCGTATCGCCGAGTATTTCTACATCGAGAACACCAAAGAAACGCTTAACCTGTACCCCGGCAACGTCACGGCGTTCAGCGGCACGCCCGAGGACAAGATGATGCGGGCGCAGTTTGGCAAGCCCCTGCGCTCGCGCCCGTCTGACCGCAAGAAGGTCAAGTGGCTCAAGATCAACGGCTACGAGGTGCTGGAGCGGTCCGACTGGGCCGGCTCGCACATTCCGGTGATCCGCTGCGTGGGCAACGAGTTCGAGGTTGAGGGCCGGCTGTACGTCAGCGGCCTTGTGCGTAACGCCAAAGACGCGCAGCGCATGTACAACTACTGGACCAGCCAAGAGGCCGAGATGCTGGCGCTGGCCCCCAAGGCGCCGTTTATCGGCTACGGCGGTCAGTTCGAGGGCTACGAGATGCAGTGGAAGACTGCAAACACCCAGAACTGGCCCTACCTTGAGGTTAACCCAGACGTTACAGATGGCGCAGGAGCCGTTTTGCCGTTGCCCCAGCGGGCAGCCCCGCCCCTACCCCAGACCGGCCTCATACAGGCCAAAATGGGCGCTGCTGACGACATCAAGTCGGTCACTGGGCAGTACAACGCATCGCTGGGCCAAACGTCCAACGAGCGGTCGGGCAGGGCTATCTTGGCCCGGCAAAAGGAGTCGGACACCGGCACCTACCACTACGTTGACAACTACGCCCGGTTCATTCGCTACATCGGCCGTCAGTTGATCGACCTGATCCCAAAAATCTACGACACGCAGCGCATCGCCCGGATCGTCGGCGAGGACGGCGAGTCCAAGATGATCAAGATCAACCCGATGCAGCCCGAGCCGGTCAAGAAAATCCGCAACGAGCAGGGCATCGTGGTGGACAAAATCTACAACCCCGGCGTCGGCAAGTACGACGTGATGGTTATTACCGGGCCCGGCTTTGCCACCAAGCGTCAAGAGTCGCTGGAGGCGATGGCCCAACTGTTGCAAGGCAACCCAGACCTCTGGCGCGTGGCTGGCGACCTGTTCGTCAAGAACATGGACTGGCCGGGCGCTCAGGAAATGTCTCAGCGCTTTGCCAAGGTCATCGACCCGGCGATTATTGGCGACGACGAAGATAATCCGGCGCTGGCTGCGGCCAAGCAGCAGATGGAGGCTATGAACCAAGAGATGCAGCAGATGGCCGGGATGCTTCAGAACGTGCAGAAGTCGATGGAGGCCCGCGATCTGTCGATCAAGGAGTTCGAGGCCGAGATCAAGGCGTACCAGGCCGAGACGCAGCGCATCAGCGCGGTGCAGGCCGGCATGACCGAGCAGCAAATTCAGGACATCGCTATGGGCGTCGTGGCTGCGGCAATGGAAAGCAACAACCTGAACTCGCAGATGCCGGAGATGCAGCCAGAGATGATGGAGCAGCAGCCCCCGATGATGCCACCTGAAGGAGCCATGCAATGAGCACCGCAGCAGACTTCATGGGCCTCTTGTTCTTGGCCCGCGACGTGGCCCACTCGGTGCATCTGAACACGCGCAGCTACTCCAAGCATGTGGCGCTCAACACCTTCTACGACACCATCATCGACCACGCTGATGCGTTTGCCGAGGCGTACCAAGGGCGTCACGGGCTGATTGGCCCCATTACCCTACACTCGGCCAAAAAGACGACCAACATCACCGAGTTTCTTGAGGCATCGCTGGCCGAGATTGAGGAGATGCGCTACAAGGTGGCGAAAAAAGAAGACACCTCGTTGCAGCAGTTGATTGATAATATCGTCGAACTGTACTTGACCACCTTGTACAAACTCAAATTCTTGGCGTAAAGGACACATGATGGAACTCCTCAACCCGATGAGCAAAGCGGATTTCCCCGCATACACTGCAACTGCCGGTGCTACTGCGGGCAACACGACCGCATGGGGCCCTGGCCCGCAAGGCGTACTGGTGTGGTGCGACCAATCCTGCTACGTTGAAGTGGGCGTGGGGGCCGTGGCTACCAGCGCCAGCACCCCGATCCCTGCCTTCACGCCCATCCCGTTTGTCGTGCCGCTGAACACGACCGGCGCCCCTTGGCGCGTCAGCGTGCTGCGGATCGGCAGCACCGACGGCACCGCGTACGCCAAACCCATCAACAAGCAATGAGCTTCTTTGGCCCTGATCTTCGCAACTCGGTTGCCATTGGCCTTGGCGGCATTATTTCGCTGTTCTCGGGCCGAGCAAGCGAACAGGCGCAGAGCAACCTTCTCACCGAGTCTGGCGACAACCTCGTGCAAGAGGACAATGGCTTGATTCTCTTGGAGTGACCTAAATGGCCGTCAATCTTTCCCCAGTGGGCGGCGTTGCGGCCCAGTTCTTCACCAACACCGGCGCTGTCCTGACGGGCGGCAAGCTGTTCACTTACGCGGCTGGCACCACCACGCCCGTGGCCGCTTACACATCATCCAACGGTTCTACTGCTTGGACCAATCCCATCGTGTTGGATGCTGCTGGCCGGGTGTCCGGTAGCGGCGAGATTTGGATAACCGACGGGCTGCTGTACAAGTTTTTGCTCAAGGACGCCAACGACGTTCTGATCGCCACCTACGACAACATCAGCGGCATCAACAGCAATTTTGTTTCTTTCGTCAATCAGCAAGAAATCGTCACGGCCACCGCAGGCCAGACGGTGTTTAATCTTGGCATCAGCTACGCGCCAGGCACCAACAGCCTGTCGGTGTTTGTGGACGGCGTGAACCAGTACGGCCCAGGTGCCCAATACGCTTACCTTGAGACTGACGCTGACACAGTGACGTTTGTGTCTGGCTTGCATGTTGGCGCTGAGGTCAAGTTCACCACAAGCCAGTTGCAGAACGCTAGTGTTGGAGACGCATCTCAGGTGACCTATGACCCACCGTTTGCGGGGTCTGTAGTAACGAATGTTGAAGACAAGCTGGCGCAATACGTCTCGGTCAAAGACTTTGGTGCTGTCGGCGATGGCGTAACGAACGATACGGTGGCTATTCAAGCTGCGTTAGACACGGCGCTTCAGGTGTATGTGCCTGCGGGTACGTACATGGTTAGTGGACTTACGTTGAACGACAACAATTGTGTTGTAGGGGCCGGATTTCAAAGCACTATTTTTAAGTTGATAAACGGTTCTAACGCAAGTGTGTTTGACAACGCAAACACGGTGGCTGGAAATCCAAACATTAAACTTAGCAATTTCAGCATAGATGGAAACTACACCAATCAAACATCTGTAGTTCACGGCATAATTTTTACTAAGTGCGACAACCCATATTTTGATGTTGAAATATACAATTGCCGTGGCACTGGCGTTGTTCTATCTGGCGGTTCCGGCGCTTCTACCAGTGCACGAAATACGTGCTATTCAAACGGAATAGCGGCGGCTGGTTACGGCTTTTATGTGTTTAACCATGACCGCGCTACGATCTACGGCTACTATCACGATAACTGCATCGGTGTGGCTGTAGAGGCCAGCGGGGCTGCAACAACGGCTTCTGGCTGTCGCGTGTCGGTTACGGCTAACGATAACCGCGCCGATTTTGGGCAGTCTGGCGCTGGCGTCCATTGGGAACAATCGGCTGGCGGTTCTGCTAATGACGGCATTGCAATCGGCTGCGTCTGTACCAATTCTACTGGCGTTGGTATCAACAACACTGCGTGTAATCTCACTATCATAGGCGGCGTAGTCAGCGGTAATACGAAGTCAGGCGTTATTACGTCAGCAGCGCAAAACTTTTTGTATTCTGGCATCAAAATGCTGAATAACGGCGCAGGAGATGCTGTTGGCTATAGAACAGCTATGCGTTTTGATGACAGCGGGCTTAACCCAGCGTCTGTAGGCATGGTCATTGGCTGCTACGCTACGGGTGCTACCGTTGACGGATATAAAACTTTAAGCGCAAACAGCGCAGTAACATTCACCAACAATTTTGCTTCTGGCTTTACGAATAGCTACGTGCTATCAAGCACAGACGATGTAGTTTCGCGCTTACGCACTAAGGGTACCTTTACTGCTACATTGACCGGCGTTTCAGGTTCAGTTACAGGAACTGTAAAATACGATCTCAACGGCGATATTGTAACTATCACGGTTCCAACTGCTATTAACGGCACTAGCGCAAATACTAACGCCCCCACCCTGACAGGGCTACCTTCTGCAATCTATCCATCAGCCACGCAGCGTGATGTTGGCGTAGCCACTGATAACGGAAACAACGTCATATCGTGGGTAGAAGTTTCGTCTGCTGGCGTCATCACATTTAATAATGGAACGTCCGGGACATTTACGGGCAGCGGAACTAAGGGTGTGCAGCAGTGCCAAATCGTATACCGACTGACATAAGGATTTAAAAAATGGCTGACCTAAAAATTTCTGCATTGACCGGGGCAAGCACTCCTCTTGCTGGCACCGAAGTTCTGCCGATTGTTCAAAGCGGATCAACGGTAAAAGTTGCAGTGAGCAATCTCACGGCGGGCCGGTCTGTATCGGCAACAGCATATACCGCAACAAACGGTGGGTTTACATCAAACACCGGGGGCGTTCACAGAAGTAATAGCGCGGCAGAGAGCGACACTATATCTAATCTTTTTTACGCCCAAAATGCGGCAGGCACTAAAGCGTTAAATTTTCAACTTAGTTCTACTAATTTAGGAAGCGCTTGGGCGTATAACGGATCGTCTTGGCTTGAAGGATGGGCGATAGCAACGAACGGTGACTTGAGGTTGCCGTCAAACAACATCGTCCAAGGCACCGCAGGCAAAGGCATCAACTTCACCGCCAACACCAACGCGCCGGGGATGACGAGCGAGTTGCTGAACTGGTATGAGGAGGGGACTTGGACGCCTTCTGATGCCAGCGGCGCGGGGCTGTCATTTACTGTTGGCACTTGCAGATATACCCGTATCGGAAGACAAGTAACTGCGGTGTTTGACATTACTTTCCCGTCTACTTCTAACACCGCGACGCAACTTTTGGGTGGGCTGCCTTTTACACCAGCATCTGGAAGCCAAGGTGGATTTATTAACTATACAACTTTTGCCGGTGGCATGAGTCTTTTAGTTTCTTCTTCTGGCGTCAGTTTTAGGCGCTGGTTGGACGGCTCAGACAACAATAACGCCGCATATTCTGGCGCAGTTGTGCGCGGAACGCTTGTCTACTTTGTTTAAGGATTTGACATGAGCCTCACCAAAGTCAGCTACTCAATGATTACGGGTGCGCCCGTAAACGTCCTTGACTATGGGGCTGACCCAACCGGAAACATTGACAGCACTAGCGCGTTAAGCACGGCTATGGCGCAAGCGGGAAAATCCATTTATCTTCCCACCGGCACATACAAAATTTCGTCTACGTTGCGGCCTTTGTGTTCAGAAATAATTGGCGACGGAGAGCTTGCAACAATTATCAAGCCGACTGCTGCTGTGACTAAAGCAATCGCAATCGGCGGCGGGGCTTCGTACCCAAACATACTTGACGGGTTCCAAGTTGAAGGATCATCCTGTCCAACCGCAACCGGAATCTTCTTTGGTGATGGTGGGTCAATAGCTGGCGAGTTCCGCAATTTGCGCGTCAAAAATTTTAGCGGCACTGGCGGCGTGGGTGTTCGCATCGACAAAGCTCTAAAAACAAACTTTACAAAAGTTACGTCAGAACTGAACGAAATTGGCTTGTTGGTTCAACAAGCTGTGTCTGACTCTTTCCCCACGACGCTGCTGTTTGACTCTTGCGTCTTTACAACCAACAGTCTGTACGGCGCAAAACTTGTCGATGGCTACGGTCTGTACTTTGTAAACACCGATTTTGAGTCCAGCGGGCAAGAAGGCTTGTACATTACGGACACCTCTAACCGCGATGTGCTTGATATTTACATTATTGGTTGCTGGTTTGAAGCAAACTACAACAACAACCCCGCCCAGTTCCATATGTCTGTGGTTGGGACGGGATCGGGCAGAACTTTGCGCCCCATCGTAGATGGCACATTTTTCTCGACTAACTCTGGCGGGACTGCGGCAAAAGCCATCAAGTTAAGCGGCGCCGAAGTATCGGGGTTTTACGTCAACAACCCAAGACTAGCCCAAGCGTATCCAGGGGCCGTGTTAATTACAAACAGCGCGGTGGGGGTTACTGATAATTGGTCTACTTACCTGAGCTATTTGTCTACGCTGTCCGATTCAGGCAACGGCGATTACGGCGTGTTGGGGGCGTACAGGTCTTACACACCTACATTCTCCAGTGACGTAGGAAACGCTGCTACGACATTTTCTGGCTCAGTAACGATTAACAATTGTCAGTACAAACAAATCGGCAAAAGTTTGTTTATTGACTTTTCTTTTTCTGCGACATTAAACGCAGTTACGCCGCAAAGTTTGATCTTTTCGCTGCCCGCCATATCGGGAATTACAGGCATAAAAAAAGTAGCAAATGCAACTTGTGTTTTGTATGTGGGGGGCGCATCGTCAATCGGGCTTATGTTTGGCTCTACAAGCGACAATTTAATTTACTCCCGCAAAGGTGATTCGTCGACTTTTGCTTCTGGCGCAACCGTGTCTTGGCGCGGTCAGATTGTTGTGGAAATTTATTGACGAACGTCATGATTGCCAAAGACAAACAGCAACACCTCCTGATGGGCGCGGCCTGTACGGCGGTGCTGTGGGCCGTCCATTTCTTGCCTGTGTGGGCGGCAGTGGCTATCGGCGGTGTGCTGTTTGCGGTGTTCTACGAAGTCCAGCAGTGGTATCGTAAAGAAGGCAAACCAGAGTTTTGGGATGCGACTGCAACGGCGCTGCCTGGCGTTATTGTGGGCGCACTCTTGTACACAAAATAAAATTGTCGTACTATCGACACAGTACTGGCCCGGTAGACCAGGGATTCACAAGAATCGAAAATGACTGAAGAAGTCCAACAAGCCTTAGCGGAAGTTGAATCCGCGCCAGCACCCGAGGCGACGGCCGCCCCGGAGAATGCACAAAACGCGCCGGAAGTAGCTGAGAGTCAACCCGAGCAGACGCCCGAGGAGAAGAAATTCACCCAGGCCGAGATCGACGCGATGATCAGCAAGCGCCTTGCCAGAGAGCAGCGCAAATGGGAACGTGAGCAGCAGGCTAAACTTGCCCAACCGCAAGCGCCAAGAGAAGTCCCGCCTATCGAGCATTTCGAGTCCCCTGATGCCTACGCGGAAGCGTTGGCCGTCAAAAAGGCTGAAGAACTGCTCGCGCAGCGTGAGTTCCAACGGCAGCAGGCTGAGATTAACGACGCTTACCACGACCGTGAGGAAGAGGCCAGGGCCAAGTACGACGACTTTGAACAAGTCGCCTACAACCCGCAGCTTCGAGTCACTGACGTGATGGCCGAGACAATCAAGGCGTCCGACATGGGGCCGGACCTAGCCTACTGGCTGGGAACCAACCCGAAGGAAGCTGATCGCATTTCCCGCTTGGCACCTCTTTTGCAGGCCCGAGAGATTGGGAAGATTGAGGCCAAACTTGGCTCCAATCCTCTTGTGAAACCAACTACGTCTGCGCCTGCGCCTATTTCGCCTGTTACCGCACGCACCAGTGGAAGTTCGTCCTACGACACGACTGATCCTCGCTCGACGAAGACCATGACTGACTCGCAGTGGATTGAAGCTGAACGTGCCCGGCAGATGAAGAAGCTGCAAGCGCAAATGAACCGCTAACTTTTTTAAAGGAATTTTTTGATCATGGCTAACTCAATCTTGACAATTGACATGATCACCCGGAAGGCTCTGGAGATTAACTAATCGGTCTCCCCTAGGGGTAACCCTAGGAAAAAAACTGTGTGAATTCGGTGGACGTCATGTAAGATGATTACATGAAAACACCGAGCCAAGCCAAAAGTGAGAATAGTGAGGTAGATGTCGAGGCCAAGCGGGCTAAAAACCGCGAAGCCGCAGCCAGATACCGAGAGCGCAACCGAGAGAAGTTCAATCAACGTATGCGTGATTGGCGTGAAGCAAACAGGGAGAAGTCCCGAGAGCATTCGCGTGAATGGCGCAACCGGAAGATTGCAAATGGAACGCCAGAGGAAGTGGCCGCGATACGCGCCGCAGAGTCTGAGAAAACCAAGCGCAATCAAGACCGGTGCAGAGAGCAAGTGTTTGAAGCCTACGGCGGATACAAGTGCAACTGCTGCGGAGAGACTGAGCGAATGTTTTTGTCGATTGACCACATCAACAATGATGGGGCTGAGGAACGAAGATCAGGCAAGTACAACGGTGGAGGGTCAGCCTTCTACAATTGGCTTCGCAAGAGCAAGTTTCCGCAAGGCTACCAAGTGTTGTGTATGAATTGTCAAGTCGGCAAACACAGAAACGGCGGCGTTTGTCCTCACCAGCGGAAGGTGTAACGACTATCCCGTAAGGGAGTACAGCCAAGTGGCTGGAAGCGCACAGCCCCTCGCAAGAGGGTGAAGAGATAGTCTGCTCTGCATGGTGACATGCAGCAGCCCGAAAGGGCGGTCAAGGCGTAACGAACCTTGGCGAACATTTGGCCTAGAGAACAACCTGGTGCTCACCCGTAACGTGAACCGTCAGTACGACGACAGCTTCGCTGTCGAAGGTGCCAAGATCGGTTCGACCCTGCGTATCCGTCTGCCTGATCGCGCTCTGGTCACCGACGGCGCCGCCCTGCAAGTGCAGGACGACAACGAGCAGTTCACCACCCTGACTGTGGCTTCGCAGAAGCACATCGGCGTGAACTTCACGTCTGCCGAACTGACCATGCAGTTGGACGACTTCGCAGAGCGTGTTCTGAAGCCTCGTATCAGCCAGTTGGCATCGAGCATCGACGCTGACGTTGCCAACGCTTACAAGAGCATCGGTAACTCCGTTGGCACCCCTGGCACCACGCCCGCTACCTCGCTGGTTTTGCTGCAAGCCCAGCAGAAGCTCAACGAGAACGCTGCTGTGATGAGCCCGCGCTACGCAACCGTCAACCCGGCTGCCAACGCTGGTCTGGTCGAGGGCATGAAGGGTCTCTTCAACCCCACCGACACCATCAGCAAGCAGTTCAAGAACGGCATGATGGGCATGGGCGTGTTGGGCTTTGACGAGATCAACATGTCTCAGTCGATCAAGCAGCACACCACCGGCTCCCGCGCTGCTACTGGCGTGGTTACCGCCGCCGCCGTGACTGCTGAAGGCGCTGCTACGCTGACTCTGACTGTTGGCTCTGGCGACACCATCGCTGTTGGTGACGTGTTCACCATCGCTGATGTCTACGCTGTGAACCCGCAGACTCGTGAGTCCACCGGCTCGCTGTTCCAGTTCGTGGCCTTGACTTCTTCGACCGCCACCACCACCGCAACTGTGACCGTGGCTCCGATGTACTCGGCCAGCCATGCACTGGCGACCATGACCGCTTTGCCTGGCAACAACAAGGCTGTCGTGTTCGTTGGCGCTCCGTCCAGCCAGTACGCCCAGAACTTGGTGTACCACAAGGACGCGATCACCTTCGCAACCGCCGACCTGCTCCTGCCGCAAGGTGTGGACATGGCCGCTCGCGCCGTTCACAATGGCATCAGCCTGCGTGTGGTGCGCCAGTACGACATCAACAACGACCGTATGCCCTGCCGTATTGACGTTCTGTACGGCTACAGCACCATCCGTCCCCAGATGGGCGTTCGGATGTGGGGTTGATTTTGACGCCCCTTCGGGGGCTTCAATTCGTAACTTTTTGAAAGGAATTTATCATGGCTCTCCCTAATGGCGCAGGCGGCTATCAAGTCGGCGACGGCAACCTCAACGAACCCGTCATCGGCTACTTGCCCGCCCCTACTACTGAAACTGGCACTTCCGCTGTCACCCTGACGGCTGCTGAAGTAACTGGCGGTATTCTGATCGCCAATCCTGGCACCACTGCCACGACCTACACGATGCCTATCGTGGTTACAGCAGGCGGCGTCACTGGTGTGAACGATCTGGTCTCCAGTGCTAAAGTTGGCAGCACCTTTAACTGGGTGGTGGTCAACATTGGCACCTCGACCGGCGACATCACCATGGCCGCTGGCACTGGCACGGGCTGGACGATTGTCGGTTCGCTGGCCATCAACGATGGTACTTCGGCCTCGTTTATCGCTCGTAAAACCAGCGACACGACTTGGACTCTGTACCGCGTCTAAGCTAACGGGAGGCTTCGGCCTCCTGTTTTTAAAAGGACATATCATGCCAAATACTAAAGCAGTAGGCGTCGCGTTTGCTGACCCGGAGTTTGAGTCGGTAACGGTCACTGGCGCGGTTACCGCTGCGTCAATCTCTGCCGCCGGCGCTCTCAGCGGCACGCAACTGGACTTGAACGCGCCGGTCATCAAGGCCGCTTCGTTCACGCTGGGCGCGACCGAAAACTTCGTGGTTTGCAACGGAACAGGCGCAATTTCCGTCACGTTCCCGACCGCTTCGGCCAGCACTGGCCGCGTGGTTTGGATCAAGACGATTGCGGCTCAGGCAGTCAACTCTGCTGCAACCAACGTGAAACCCCTCAATTCCAACACGGCCGGCACCGCCATCCTTACCAACACCGCTGGTAAGTTTGCGATGCTCGTTTGTGACGGGACTGATTGGGTCGTCATGTCTGCAAACTAAATTGGCGGGGGCTTCGTGCCCCCGTCTTACTCTATGGCCGCAATCTACCTGACACACCCCGTCCACGGCGCTAAAGTTGCCGTGATGGACTTGGAAGCCGATTTTGATGTTCAACACGGCTGGTCACGCTACAATCCTGAGGAACAAGATGTGCCTCAGATCGAGCCGCAAATTGAGGTAGCACCTGCACCTCGGCGCGGGCGGCGCAAAAAGGACGAAGAGGAATAGCATGACGACCTACACCGCAGGCGAACAGATTAACCGGGCGTTGCGGCTGCTAGGCGTTCTAGCCGAGGGCGAAACGTCGTCGGCCTCAGTGTCTCAGGACTCCCTGATGGCGCTAAATCAGATGATCGACTCGTGGAACACCGAGCGCCTGTCTGTTTTTGCCACCATCGACCAGATTTGCAATTGGCCGGTTGGCTTAATCAACGCAACCCTTGGCCCCAGCGGCTCGCTGGTGCGGCTCAACGGCACTGCTGTACGCCCGATTCTGGTGGACGACGCCACTTACTTCAAAGACCCCGGTACTGGCGTGTCGTACGGCATCAAGCTGATCAACCAGCAGCAGTACGACGGCATCGCGGTCAAGACCGTGACCTCGACGTACCCGCAGGTGATGTTCGTCAACAACACCTACCCGGACTTTGACATCTTCATCTACCCGCGCCCGACGCGGCTGCTGGAGTTCCACTTTATCAGCGTCCAAGAGCTGACGCAGCCGGCCAATCTGTCCACCCAGATTCTGTTCCCGCCAGGCTACCTGCGGGCGTTTACCTACAACTTGGCCTGCGAGATCGCGCCGGAGTTTGGCATCGAGCCAAGTCCCCAAGTGCAGCGAATTGCAATGTACAGCAAGCGCAACCTCAAGCGCATCAACAACCCGGACGATGTGATGTCGATGCCGTACTCGCTGATTGCCACGCGGCAGCGGTTCAACATCTATGCCGGCAACTATTGATCATGGAGTTCACTTTTCGCTCTCGTCCCTTCGAAGTGTGCGTGCGTCTTGGCCGCGTATACAACTTGCTGGAGGAGCGGTTCTTGGGTTCCGCTATCAACGTGCGCGTCGGCAAAACTGTTTGGACTACCGGTAAAGGCTTGCAAAGGGTAGGTCAAGCATGAAAACGCCGATCCTTGGTTCGACCTATGTGGCTCGCAGCGTCAATGCTGCCGACGCCCGCATGGTCAACCTGTTCCCCGAGATCGTGCCCGAGGCGGGCAAGGAGCCGGCGTTTCTAAACCGCGCTCCGGGGCTGAAGCTGCTCAACTCGATTGGCACCGGCCCGATCCGTGGCCTGTGGGCCTTCTCGCCGCAAGACGGCACCGGCTTTGTGGTGTCGGGCACGCAACTCTACAAGATCAACAACAGCTACGCGCCGACGCTGCTGGGCACCGTGGCAGGCACCGGCCCAGTCAGCATGGCCGACAACGGCACGCAGCTTTTCATCGCGGCCAACGGCCCGAGCTACATCTACAACAACACGACCAACGCTTTTGGGCAGATCACCGACCCGGATTTTCCCGGCGCCGTGACCGTGGCGTATCTCGACGGCTACTTCGTCTTCAACCAGCCCAACAGCCAAAAGATGTGGATCACGGCGCTGCTGGACGGCACGTCGATTGACCCGCTGGAGTTTGCCAGCACCGAGGGCTCGCCTGACGGGCTGGTTGCCGTGGCGTCTAATTTCCGCGAAATCTGGGCCTTTGGCACCAACTCGATTGAAGTTTGGTACGACTCCGGCGCGACCGACTTCCCGCTCCAGCGCATCCAAGGCGCGTTTAACGAGCTGGGCTGCGCGGCCCCGTTTTCGGTTGCCAAGATGGACAACGCCTTGTTCTGGCTTGGGCGTGACCGCCGGGGCCAAGGCATGGTCTACCGGGCCAACGGCTACACCGGCCAGCGCATTAGCACCCACGCCGTTGAGTGGCAGATTCAGCAGTACAGCGATTTGTCGGACGCCATCGCGTACACCTACCAGCAGGACGGCCACAGCTTTTATGTGCTGATCTTCCCGAGCGCCAACACGACCTGGGTCTACGACGCCGCCACCCAAGCCTGGCACGAGCGGGCTGGCTGGAGCAATGGCGAGTTCACCCGGCACCGCAGCAACTGCCAGATGGCGTTCAACAACAAAGTGGTCGTCGGCGACTACGAGAACGGCAACATCTACGCCTTTGATCTGGACGACTACTCGGACAACGGCCAGATTCAAAAGTGGCTGCGGTCGTGGCGGGCGCTGCCCACCGGCCAAAACAACCTCAAGCGCACCGCGCAGCACAGCCTGCAACTGGACATTGAGGCCGGTACTGGCCTGAATCTGGGCCAAGGCAGCAACCCCGAGGTCATGCTGCGCTGGTCGGACGACGGCGGCCACACATGGGGCAACGAGCACTGGGCGCAGATCGGCAAGATCGGCGAGTACTACCGCCGGGTGTTCTGGCGGCGCATGGGCATGACCCTGAAGCTGCGCGACCGCGTTTATGAGCTATCGGGCACCGATCCGGTCAAGATCAGCATCATGGGCGCAGAGTTGATCCTGAGTCCAACGAATGCCTAGCCCTAACGCGACGCCGACGCCAATCACCCCGCCACGGGTGCCGTTGATCGACCCCCGCACGGGGTTGATCGACAGGGCTTGGTATTTGTTCTTCCTGTCGCTCAACAACGCGGCCGCAGCGGTTATTGACGACTCGGGGCTTACGTTCAGCGCCGAGTCAACGATTGCCTCTCTTGAGGCCGCGCTTCAAGCAGTCAATCAGGAGTTGCAGACGCTGCCGCCTGCGGCTGATTTGAGCGATGAGTTGACCAAGCAAATCCAAGCAGAAGCGTTGGCAGACTGCTGCTCGGCTTTGGTGTCGCAGATTGCCGAGATGCAAAAGCAGATCGACGCACTTCAGTCTGCGCCGATTACCACGCCGCAGATTCCGCAATTTGTATACGGCTCCTTTTACAGCACGGCCAACCAGCCAGACGGCTCAACAACTACGGCGTACCCGCTGCTGTACGACACCACGCAGTTCAGCAAAAACGTCACGATAGAAGACCGCACAGCCGTGTTCACTGCGTCGATTGCCACGACCACCATGACGGTGACAGCGATCACCTCGGGGCCAATCTACCCTGGCATGGTGATCACGGGCACCGGCGTTACGGCTGGAACTCGCATCGTGTCGCAGCTAACAGGCACGGACGGCAGCACTGGCACCTATCAGGTCAGCGTGTCGCAGACCGTAGCGTCTACGACCATCACCGGCACCTGCAAGTCCAAGGTCAGGTGTGAGATTGCCGGGACGTACAACATTCAGTTCAGCGTTCAATTTGTAAACACCGACAACAACATCCACGACACCAATATTTGGATGCGTAAAAACGGCGTA